CAGAGATACGTCCAAGACCTTGGTTACCGTTAGCGCCGATAGGACCTTCTGCGAAGGGGTTAGCGACGATGCCGTAACGAGTCTTGAATCCAATGTTCGGTTGGAAAGTATCTGCCGTCACACTTCTGACCATCTGCAAAGGAACGTAAGGACAGTAGAACAAACCACAGTCATAAGCGTTAGTACCTTTGTAACCAGCCACGTAGTACTGAGTGTCAGACACGTTGGAGGAGAAGGGGTCGATGAAGACCTTAAGCTTACCATTGATGGTACCAGCGAACAAGTTACCGGTGTCATCAACGTTCAGGTTAGCGTTGAGTGCGGGGGTGTAATCAAGCACACCAGCCATCGTAAGTGCGGAAGCAACATCTGAAGAACAGATGATCATGTTGCCCTTGCCTCTACGAGTGAGGTTGGCGATTGCGTTACAATCTCTTTCAATCTGGAAAAGAAGTCCTTTGAACTTCTCAACTGACCAACGACCGTTGGAGTCAAGGTCAAGGTCAAAAGTACCAGCGGCGTTCACATTGTTCTGTGCACCAGGCTTAGCGGTACGATACACGGTACGAACAACCTCACGGTTGATCTCAGCCAGGATCTGAAGAAAGGATGTTAGCCAGTTCAGCTTCAGCGTCCAAACCATGAATGGCTCTCAAGTCTTGAGCCAGTTCCATGGAGTACTGAGCTTTCAGTGCTCTACCTTTGGCTTCCACAACGACCTTCTCGATCGAGAAGCCCATCTGACGGAACTCTTTACCAGTCTCACCAGCTTCCTCAAGGTCGCCAGTGCTGATGTTAGCACCAAGGTCAGCGAGGACGGGATCGTAGTCAGGACCACCTGAGTTAAGGGGATCTTGTACTCCGGTGTCGGCGGAGTCAACACCAAGCAGAAGACCTGGATCTCCGGCTGCTGGGGTTGCACCATTACCAGGAAGGCCAAGGTTACCAGAGAAACCAGAATCAGCTTCGTCGAACAGTGCTTCGTTGTTGGTCATGTCCTGACCGTCATACAAAGCTCTCATCGCGAAGATAAGACCTGTAGGACCTGACATAGGCTGAACGCCTGCGATGTCATAAGCAATCAGGTTAGGCATCGAGCGTCTGATCAAGCTGATCAGTACGGGATCGAAACCAGCGACTGGACCTTCAGCAGCTGCGGAGTTGGTGAAACCACCATCGCCAGCAGACATCGTAGGTGCTTCAGTGAGAAGACCTGAGGAAACGCCCATGGCGCTTTGCTCACGGAGGAACTTCTCTTGGTTCTCAAGGAGTTGAGCGGTGACTGCCTTTCTGTAGGAATCTTTGATCTCAGGAAGATCTTGATGTCCCAGAATAGGTGACCACTTCTCCTGTAAATGTTGTGTAGACATTGTTTGGAAAAATTGTTTGGGTTAAAAAATTACGAAATCGTTCTACCAATTGCTGCGGCATAAGCAGCCATGCTTGGGCTGATACCATCATAGATAGAAGGTTCGACAGGCTCTCCTGCTTCTTCAGAAATCATTTGACTTCCTTCAGTTGCACTTTCCTGAGTAGGGGTTTCTGTAAAGCTCTCCTTCAGGATGTTGAGCTTCTGTCGGAATACAGTTTCACTTTCAAATTCAACGCCTTCAGAGAGATGTGCAAGTTTCTCCTTGCCTGCTTCTGTCAAATCCCATGCGGCTTCTGCTACGAGAGCGCCTCTTTGGAATTCAGACATACCAGATTGGAGTTTTACGTTTGTCTCAATTTGCTCGTTGAGCTTGTCTTCCATATCATCAAGCTTCGCAACCATTGATTCGAAGATGTCGTACTTCTCATCAGGAAGGGTTACGTAGTGGTCTTCAAAGAGACCTCTTAGTCCTTGCATAAAGGACTCAGAAAGTTCGTTGCGGATTCCGTTCTCCACAACCAACTTGTTTTCTTCCAGCCATTGCTGTGAAGTGCAGTTTAGCAATCCCTCTACCTTCTCAGCGATGTCTGTAATCTCTTGCTCAAAACGAGCAGAAAATTCTTCTTCCAATCTGGTTACTTCCAGTTGGAGTTTTTGATTAAGTGCTGACTCAAAGATAACTTTGGCCTTCATCTTAAACTCGTCAGATGCATCATGATCACCTGAGAGCTCGT